TGTTGGTGCTGTTAAACGTGCGTCTGACAACTGCATAGATGTCGGTCACATCGATGCTGACATCCTTAAACAAGCCGTCAGTGATGAACTCAGAAGGCGCGGTAATCTGCTGCGAGCGCATGATACTAAACGCAGCCATGGTGCCGTCATTGTCATTGACCATCAAAAGCAAGTCGCCTTCGTCTGTGCTGTTAGCCCGACGCAAAGCCATCCTAGTTGGGCCTTTGAGTAAGTGGCCAGCAAGCAAGGAGATGCGCTGCGTCACATAGGTCAGCTGCGTATCAGAGAACAAGAACTCATTGATTGACTTACCCTGGCGCTGGATATAAACGGTGCCAGACTCAAGGGACTGCACACGGGTGCCAGGCTTAATGCCATTACGGCTCACGCCCTTAAAGGTCAGGGTCAGAGGGGTGATTGGCTCAGTGCCAGATTGCGGTACAAAAAACTCAGCGCCAGTTGTGAACACTTGCAAGTCACGGCCAGAGATCATGTCAACAATTACGTTGAGTGAGCTCGTGTCTAGCGTTGCTTCAACCGCGTCATCGTCAAATGCTTCGGTCGGCATGAACTCATCAAAGATGCCGATCTTGCTGCCCCAAATTGTGGATGGGCGAGACTTGGAGCCACCAAAGTACAGACGGCCCTCATGAAACGTCACGGTGCGTGGCCAACCTTTGCCAGCACTCCACACATCTTCGTAGCCTGATTCGATCTCCCAGCTGCCCTGGGCAATTGCACTGGTGTCAAAGAAAGGATATTCGGTCACAACCTTCACAACAGTTGTGGATATATATTGAATAACTCTTGCACGGCCCTGTGGGGTTGCATTGATGTACTGGCCAACACTGCCTGCACTAAATGCCGCGCTTCCTGATGTCAACGTGATATTTCCAGACACTGCGCTTGGCGTTAAAGTGCCAGCCGTCGGGGTTGATACCGTTAGGCTAAACGCATACTTTGGAATGTTTGAAAACGTATTTGTGCTGATTGTCCAACTCGAATCGGTACCGCCTCGCACCAGCCGAACAGGGGCCAGGTCAGGGTGAACGATAAACATTGTGTCAGCAGACTGCGTCCAGTTGAGCTGGCTGAGCATTGCGCTTGTGATGCTAGTAGACAAATATGGGTTTGCACCACCATTGATGGCTGTGATCTGGACACCGTCTTTGAAAACGTACATGCGCTGATGGACAAAGCAAAGCATGTAGCTGTCGTCAACACTAAACTCAAACGGCACCAGGCGAACGCCATCGGCTGCAGAACTTGGCAGCTCAGCGATGTGCTTTAGACCAGGACGACGACGAATGCCGCCTTGAGGCTGCACAACAACATTGGTGGCTTTGGCCAGCGCGTTGTTGTACTGAGCCAGATCGATGCGCGAACGCAGCAATGGATCTAACTCGCCAGAGCTAAAGTTGGTTTGGATGTCAACAAAGCGTGGCATCAGCCCCTCACTGCAATAAGGCTAAAGTCTTCAATCACGCGAGTGGGCGTGCCCTGGCCATCAATGTTCATGGCTGTACGCATGTAGCCACCACGACCATTTTCAGCAGGGCCACCAACAGCAACGCCCTGCCAGTATCCAGCACGGTCGCTTTGTTCGGTGATTGGCATGGCCAAGTGCCAGGCCATCATGTACTTAAGAAGCTGCACAAAGTATTGCGGCATTGCAAACTCGCCCAAGCTGTACTGGTAGTCCAGGTAAACAGCAGGGAGGTTTGTCAAAAGCTTGTCGCCCTGGATTTCCCAGTCTTTGTTTGCATAGGAGTTTTGCGCTGCGCTTGCGTAGGCAGCACGAACGGTGCCCAGCCGGTCACCTGGCAGCTGATACTCATAGCGCCAGATTGAATTTGGGGTGGTAATCAGCTGAGCCAGCTGAACCTTTTTAGTGTTAAACGTCCACGGGTAAGTGGTCAACACTGAGTCACGAATGTCGGGATATAGGCGGTCGCATACGCTGGCCGCATCGGTGCCATCATTAAATGACGTGATTGACTTTGCACCCAGCATCAGCAGGGCATCAGAACAAATTGAAACGCCAGTATCGCCAGCAGCCATGTGAACCTCTCAATGTGAGAAGGGCCAACCTCCGAGTGATCAGAAGTTGGCCCGTCGTGTTTCCTGATCCGATTAGTCGGTATCAGTTGCAGTGACGGTCACACCGTCAGTGATGTCAACCACGCCAGAGGCATTGCTGACCACATAAGCAGTGGACATTACTGGAGTGCCACCCGTTGCTGAGTAACAGAAAATGATGTCGCCAACTTGAAGGATGGATGACAAAGAGTTGAAGTAACCAGATGCACGAATTACCGACTGTGCGTCAGTCGATGAGTAGGTGTAAATGGATGGTGCGTTACCAGACTTTGCCTGACCGCCAACGGTATTAAAACCAGTAGATGAGAAAGCCATTTTGTGACCCTCCTATTAAGCTGCAGCCGCTGTATCGCGTGCAGTGATTTTGACGATACCCTCAGCATCGATCGCTATGGCACCAGCAGAGAACAAAGCATTCACAAGGTAGCTTGTTTTCTCAGGGACATAGTTAATTTCGGTGCGAGGAGCAATGCCTTCTGCGTAGCCGATGGCATCGCGGTGGAAGGCAAACAGGGTGCGGTCGCTAGAACCGTCGATGGGCAAGCCACCTTCAGTGCGATCACCCAAGACGTGGAACGTAAAGCCCATGAACTGGTTGATCTCGCCTTGAACCAACGCCTTGACGGTGTTGAAGTCCGAGCTGGTTACCGAAGTCTGCTCCAACATTGATGCCAAAGAGTTGGCATGAATGATGATGTTGCGACCCTCGGAAGGCACGTTCTTGGTGTTCAAGATCTTTGCGGCTTCGCGCAGCTTGGAAATATTCATGTTGGTGTTTGAACCACCAATTGAATTTGCCACAGTACCAGTGCTAGACGCAGCAATAAGCGCATCCAAGATCAACTGATCTTGACGACGGCCAATCGCATTGCCAACCACTTGCACAAGCTCTGAACGCTCGTCAAAGTTGACCTTCTGCTGAGAGAAGATGTCCGAATACTCAGCAGCGTTGAAATCACTCAACGTGCAAGTAACGGTTGAGAATCCGACATTCATCGGGGTGACATCAGTCTGAGAAACGCGAGCAGTAGCCACGCCTCGACCGACTTTAGGAAATTTAACAGTGGAGCCTTCGACACCACGACGCTGACGTACAGCACCTACCAGCATTGCTTTGCCTTGGTAAGCCTGCTTGACCTCTGCGTCGAATAGTGTCACAAAGGCGTTAGATAAAGAAACGCTCATTTGATTTACCTCATTCGGTTGTTGATCAGGGTTTGTCGCGACGGTTAGCCTTTTGCGAGGGCCGAAAGCTTGCTGTTTACGTCAGCCATTCGTCAGCATCCACTGCGGTAAGGGCCAGTTGCCTGGTATGCCTTGTGCGCGATTGTATGAGTATTTGTACAAAATGCAAATGGTACTTAACAAATAAAAAAAGACCCAGCCGAAGCTGGGTCAAAATGGCAACTACAGGGAGATCAGGAAAGATGCTGCTGGAACATTCGCTCCACCTTTTGGCGGTACGCAGCATCGGTTTTGTATTTGGGATCACCAACCATTTGGTAAAGCTCTTCCTTACTGGGAGCGCCTTCCATGGGGGCAACTTCAATTGGCACTCGGCCTTCATAAGCAGAGCGAACTTTCATCAAAGCGCTCAGACCTTTGGCAGTACCGCCCATGATCTTGAACTCTTCAAAGTCGTCTTTGCTCCACACGCCCTTGTTTACCAGGCCACGCGCCCAGTCCACCATGCCATTCACGACAGCGTTGGCGTTGGGGCCAAGAGACTTCATCTCTGCTTGTGTGTCTATGGGTGGGCCGGCCATCTCATCGGCCATCTGGTTGACGTTCTGTGCCAACTCATCAAAAGCCGCCTGGCTTATGCCGTACTTTTGTGCCCAGCCAACATAGGTTTTGGCCAGTGGGTCGTTTTCAACGTCTCGTGTTTTAAATACGCTGGTGTCGTATTTGCCATCTTCTGGGGCTTTGTGCTTGCCCTGGCTGACCACTTTGCGTAGATCGCCATAAGACTTGGCCATAGCTTCGAGGTTAGCTTCACCCTTGTCCTGGTTCCAGAAGTTCTCCGGCAGCCAGTCTGGGCGATCTTTTGGCGTGCCAGGACTACCTGGTGTCAGCTCTGTTGCTGTACTTGCCTTGTGGTTAATCTCAACAGCTTGTGAGTTTTCTGCCTTACTTTCGTCTGCCACCTGGACACTATCGAGTAAGCCAGTGCTGGGCTCGACATTGGTTTCGGTTTCTTGGGTCATAGTTTCCTTGCTTGATTGATCCGCGCCTCGATGTCCCGAACCACGTTTCTCTGCCCTTCAGCAAAGAAAGCATGGGCCGGGTCTGTGCCTGGCACGGCTATAGGCACATTCACATATACATCTCGCAGCCACTGCAGCAGCTTTTGGCCTTCCTCAGAGCCAAAGACACGCAGGGTTAAGCGCGCCAAGTCATCTCGTTGCTGAGTGACTTCGCGTATGTCTGGTGTTTGGCCAATGGCATCTAGTTCGTCCCAGCTCATGCTGG